GCGTCAACCCGACACGCGCCTACCGAATCGGCCCCGAAGGGCCGATTCTTTTTTCAAGACCGAGAACCGGCCAAGCCGGCACCGACTACGTAGCCTTCCAGCTACCGTGTGGCACCTGCGAACTCTGTCGCAGCGAACAAGCCCGGCAATGGGCCGTGCGGATACACCACGAAGCGCAACTCACACCTGCGAACAGCTTCCTAACACTCACCTACGACGACGAGCACTTACCGGAATTCGGAAGCTTGTCTGGCGAAGGAGATCAGTACACCTGGCAGCGCGACCAGGACCGCAACCACCTGAGCAATTTTTGGAAGCGGCTAAGAGCCTGGCGGCTACGCCGCAACCTGAAAGCGCGCATCCGCTACTACGTCGCCGGAGAGTACGGCGACGAATCCATGCGACCGCACTACCACGCGTGCCTCTTCGGCATGGACTTCACCGAAGGAGCACGCATCACAGACCACAAGCCTAACCGGCTGTGGGAAAACGATGAACTCACAGCGCTTTGGGGACACGGCACCGTCAAGGTCGGTGCACTCAACTTCGCAACAGCACGCTACACAGCGAGCTATGTCCTCAAGAAGCTCCGCGCGAAACAGAAATACGTCCGCCTGGACAAAGAGACCGGGGAACTCATTCCCCTAGTCCAGCCGCGCGCTTACATGAGCAAGAACATCGGGAAAGACTGGTGGAACCGCTATGTCCACTACGTCACCGCGAACGACTTTGTGGTCATCGACGGCAACACACAACGCGCGCCCAAAGCGCACGACCGCTGGCTGAGAGAACGCAGCGAAATCGCTGCTGAAATGCTCAAAGAGCAGAGAATGGAGAAGGCAAAGCCTCAGAGCCCAGAGCAGACGCGCGCACGCGCGGAAAACGCGCGCGCACGCGCAAGACTCAAGAACAAGAGCCAGTAGCCGCCAACGTCCACAAGGGACGCGGCTACTGGCAAGAATGGGTTACCCACAGGTTTACCACCGCAAAGCCGGTGGAAAACCTGATGGATAACCAGACCACCAGGTGAGTCCACCTGGTGGGAGAGAAGAGAGAAGAGAAGAAGGTCAGACGGTTCTGACAACTCAACAACGGAGACAAGCACCGATGAAACGCAACACAACGGCCCGACAGCACAACTTCGGCATCGTTCCAGGCGCGGAAATCCCGCGCTCTAAATTCCGAATGGTCCAAACACGCAAGCAAGCATTCGATGCGTCGGACCTCATACCGATCATGTGCGAAGAAGTGCTCCCAGGTGACACCTGGGAGCACACCGAAAGCATCATGGCGCGCCTAGCGACGCCAATCGCGCCAGCGGTCGATGACATCACGCTCGAGACGTTCTATTTCTACGTGCCCAACCGCATCACGTGGACCGGCAACACCCACCAGAACAAGTGGGAGCAGTTCATCACCGGCCAGGACGACACACTCCTGGTACCCGGCATCACACCTTACGACGGCTCCACCAGAACCATCCCAACGGGCAGCCTTTACGATCACTTCGGACTGCTCCCGCAGCTCTACGTCGACGAAGGCAATCTCGCACGCTTCAACGTGCTCCCGTTCTGGGCCTACTTCACCATCTACAACGAATGGTTCCGAGACCAAAACCTCCAAGAGCCCTTCGAATGGGCTCTAACCTGGACCTTCAGCAACAGCGCAGGCATCACGCGCGACGGCACACCCTGGGATCAAATGTGCGTCCGCGCCAACAAGCGCAGCGACTACTTCACGCGCTCACTACCCTGGCCACAAAAGGGCGACGCCGTTGAAATCAACCTCGGCGTCTCCGCTCCAGTACTCACCGCGCCTGATGACACGCACGCGGACTGGGACAACGTCATGCAAATGCGCATCGCCAGCAGCGGCGCAACACCGAGCAACGTACTGCTGCGCATAGGCAACACGGACGGCCAAGTACACGTGGACACAACACCCGTAGGCGGCCAGGGGATCGGACTCATACCGAGCAACCTCTACGCGGACCTCGCGAACGCCACAGCCGTCACCATCAACGACCTGCGAGTGCTCTTCCAAACGCAGAAATTACTCGAGCGGCTCGCTCGAGGAGGAAGCCGCTATGTCGAAACCATCCTGGCGCAGTTCGGGGTCCGGGCCCCGGACTATCGAATCAATCGACCGGAATACCTGGGTGGCAGCAACATTCCAATCACTGTTAATCCGATTGCTCAGACGGCCGCCTACGACGCAGAACCTGCAGATGCAGCATCGCCTGTTGGCAACCTGGGTGCAGAGATGCACGCGTCTGGCCACAAGCGCACTTTCCGTTACGCAGCGTTCGAACACGGCTACATCATCGGCATCGCAGTCGTCAGAGCAACACCGACCTACCAGCAAGGCACACGGCGGCACTGGAGACGCAGCACGTGGCTCGATTTTTACAACCCAGTATTCAGCCACCTGGGCGAGCAAGCCGTAGCCACACAAGAAATCTACCAGCCGGCCAACAACGAGCCGGCAAACGCCACGTGGGGCTACCAGGAGAGACACGCGGAGTACCGCTACACGCCTAACGAGATCACGGGCGTCCTGCGCAGCACCGCCGCACAACCACTCGACTGGTGGCACTACGCAGAAGAGTTCGCCAACGAGCCAGCACTCAACGCAGAGTTCATCACCGACAAAACACAGGAGACATTGGCCAGGAGCCTCGCCACAGCACCCAGCGCCCAATGGAGCGCACAGATCATCATGGACATACGCCACGACAGCCGGGTAGCAAGACTCATGCCGGCCTACAGTGTGCCTGGCCTGGTGGACCGCTTCTGATGGGCTTCTGGAGCATTGCAGCGCCGATCCTCGCCGGTGCTGCAAGCGATCTCATCGGAGGACACAGCGCGCGATCCGCACAACGTCGCGCGAACCAAACCAACATCGCCTTACAACGGCAGCAGCAAACATGGGAAGAAAGGATGAGCAACACCGCCTGGCAACGAGGGACGAAAGACATGCTAGCTGCAGGTCTCAATCCCATGCTCGCATACTCGCAAGGCGGGGCTTCTACGCCCAATGTCAGTGCTGCCACTGTTATCCCAGAAGACGCAATGGCTCGTTCAATCTCCAGTGCTGGAGCAAAAGCGATGCAGGCAATGTCGATGCAACAACAACTCGCCAACATCGACCTCACAAAAGCCACCGCTGAGAAAACCCGCGCCGAAGCCATCACCGCGGCCGCCACCAGCGCCCGCGCTACCGAAACCGTTCACTACAACATCGAACGCGCCAAGAAGGAGATTGAAAAGCTCATCGCCGACTACCAACTCACCGACGCACAGCGACGCCAAGTGCAAGACATGCTCCCGGAGCTCATCGCGAACGCTCAATCACAACGCCGGCTCCAAGACGCCCAGCAATACTCCGCACAAAGCTCAGGACGTCTCGCCGAGCTCCAACAACCACAAGCGGAAGCCGAAGCCGAACTCTGGAAAAAACTCCAGGACGCAGGCGCCGGCGCCAAATGGGGGACGGCATTCATGCGCGACGTCTTCACCATCATCCGATCACTGACGAGGTAAGCCATGTACTACCAGGCCAACAAAATCGCGTCCAAGACGCGCACGACCACACCGTCGCTCACCGACCAATCACAGGCCGACAGCACGGACCTCAACATCATCCTCAAGAACCACAAGTTCAACGCACCGGCACTCGGCCGGGGCGCGGCCGAGGCTCCCCGGTACGAGGACTACAGCAACCTGCCAACCGACTACCGCGAGGCCATCGAACTGGCCAGGCAAATGGAGGCCACCAAGAAGCAGCTACCGCCACAACTGCGGACGCTGCCGACCGACCAGCTCCTCAATTTGACGCCCGAACAACTCGCGAAGATACTAACGCCGCAACAGCCGACGCCTAAGCCGGCTGAGGAGGAGAAGAAGTGAACATCTACTGCGTACGAGATCGACTGATCGACTACTTCATGCGGCCGTTCTTCCTCGAGAACGACAAAGCCGCCATGCAGGCCATCGCTCAGATCGTCAACAACGGAGATCCAAACAATGCCGTCGCACAAGCGCCGCACCAGTTCGAAATCTGGAAACTCGGTGAGATCACCGAAAACGGAGAAGTCAAGCCCGAAAAGGAGTACCTCGGCGACGCCTCCAGCCTCATTCGAGGCGATATTCGGGAGGACACCCACCGTCGACCCGGAACGGGAACGCGCGAAGTCGCTCCTGACCCAAGCACAGGCACGCCTGGCGGCGATCGAGGGGGTACCGGTACCCTCCCTAGCACTCCTCCGGACGCGTCACGTACAGCGTCTTGGCAGGCTACGGAAGCACGTCAGAGACCTGGAGGACTTCTTAGCAGCATCCGAAGGGTAATGGGCGGCTAGGCAATAGCTGCCACTGACAAGCAGTGTCAGCAGTACCCTCTTAATCAAGAACAGAGAGGGTACTATGCGGGGGGCAATCACTGCCCCCCGCAACTTTCAGGAGACTCGCCATGGCTCGCCGCAACATCAGCTACCGCAAACACAAGCGCAAGTTCAGCAACGCCTCACGCAACAAACGCGCCATCAACACGCCGCTCGTTGTCCCTCGCGGCGGCATCCGCCTGTAACCTATGGCGTGCGTCAACCCGACACGCGCCTACCGAATCGGCCCCGAAGGGCCGATTCTTTTTTCAAGACCGAGAACCGGCCAAGCCGGCACCGACTACGTAGCCTTCCAGCTACCGTGTGGCACCTGCGA